TATACTAAGATTGGTGATGAGAATACAATTACTATAGAAAAAGCAAGAGAAATGTATGATAGACTTAAAAATTCAGGACATTGGAGTTGCTTTGGGCATATAGCTAAATGTATGGCTAATTATGAATATGAAACTTGGATAAAAGGAAAGTGTGAAGAAAGTGAGAGTCTTAATATTTTAGCTGTCCCTAATGAAGCAAAGGGATACAATAAGAATTTAAGAGGATTTGTAAGTCTAAGGCAATATATTGAAGATAAATCTGATTTTAATTATGAATAAGAACTTAATCGTCCTATCAGGAAAGAAAAGAGTAGGTAAGGACACCGTGGCCAATCTATTCAATGACTACACCCAGCGTAAATACGCACTAAGAGCCTTTGCTGATCCAGTCAAAGAGATAGTATCTCAAGCAGTAGGAACAGCCTCATATGCGCTAGACCTTTACAAAGAAAGCCTATTAGTAGCTGTCAATGGCATACAGAGCAACCTAACCATAAGGGAGCTATATCGGAAGACAGCTGACTTTTACAAAGAACTCCTCGGGGAGGATATATTCGCTAAATTAATGCTAAGGCGTTTAACTTACGAGAAATGCGAATTTCCAAGAGTGATTATCACAGACATGCGCTTCAAGGTAGAATATGAGCAGATGGAACTAATTGATCCTATCTTTATCCGTGTAAAAAGAAACATGGGTAATATGGATACCCACCCCTCTGAAACAGACCTTGACGATGTGCCGGATAGTTATTTTCACTTTGTGATTGATAACACATGCACGCGGAAACAACTCAAGGAACAAGTGCAAACCATTGTCAAAAAGTTAAGAATATGAAATTATATATCTCAGGAAAGATTAGCGGCACAGACCTAACTCAAACACGCAAGCGATTTAGTGATGTTGCTGACAAGCTCCAATCATTAGGACACGAGGTTACCAATCCTCTTTGTAATGGATTGTCTGAAACAGACCCTTGGGAAGCACATATTGCAAAGGATATTGCTAATCTATTACAATGTGAGGGTATATACATGCTACAAGGATGGGAGGAAAGTCAAGGAGCAAGGATAGAACATGCTATGGCAAAAGATGCTAAATTAATAGTATTTTACGAGTAAAAAAGTAATGATTTAGGGTTACAAGGAGCTTATTTCTGTATCCTCGTAACCCTTTATTTACTTGGCTTTAAAATTACAATTTAACAAAATGAGTTATATTTATTGTTGGTTTTATTGTCGTTTTTACATACGTTTTTGCATGTGTAAATGTTACTCATTTTCAGATAATTATATAAAAAAATTGTAGGAATAGTTTAAATATTTTTGTACCTTTGCGCTTTGTAAAGATTTAACAATCTAATATTATATTTCAGGTTATGAAGACAAACCAAAACATGATTCGTAAAATGGGTAACTTTGATGTTATCCAGCGTACTAAGGATGGATTTTTCAATGCTACCACCTTATTAAAACAATGGAATGAGTTCGTAAGGAATGTAAATTTAAATGATATAAATTTTGACCAAATCAATGAAAATTTAAATAGGGGGAATTCCCCCCATTTGAAAGAGAAGGATATTAAAGAGTTTTTCTCAAATAAATCTACACAAGAATATATAGGCGTCATACTATCAAAGGAGAATCTTAGTAATAAAAATTCTGTATATACAGCAAACAGAGGAAATAAAGGAGGTACTTGGATGCACCCTATGTTGTTTATTGACTTTGCTATGTGGCTTAATCCTTATTTCAAATATGATGTATTAAGATTTGTATCTGATGAAATGATTAAGTACCGAAACCTTGCAGGAGATAGCTATAAAATATTAGCTTCACATGTAGCGACTATCGTTCCTAAACAGCTTATGCCTATGGCTATGAAAAAGATAGCACAAGGGTTGAATTTTATAGTTTTTGGAGATCACAAGCACGCTATGCGTAATGAAGTAGGAGAAGAAAACAAGCAAGTAGAACTTTTCCAACTACAACAAAAAGTGGCTGACCTTATAGGAGATGATTTCATAAAGTCATTTGACGAACTAATAACCTACCTCCGAAAGTTATATGGAAGAAAATACACACCTAAAGCCTTAATAAATTAACTACAAAGCCGCCTAATGACAACAAATGTAATAACCCCTAAGATAAAGAACAAGAACAGCAGACAGCTAAAAAGGAGTCTTCGTATAATGAAAGCATTTCTTCTTATTAAGTATGCCCATTTATACAGCCAGAGATGCCTACATCAATCCTTAATGAAGTCAAAGAATGACTATCACACAGCGGAGAATGTATCCAATATGATAAATGATATATTTGGAGGGCAAACCTCTCCTCAAGATTTTATCTGTGATAAGAACGAGCAAGCAGATAAGTGTATTAACCTTACTAAGGAAATGAAATCATACGAAGGAGTACTAAAAACACTAAACATTGACCCGCAAGATGTATATGCTTTTTGCGCTGATGTAGAATATAACAACTCAGTTCCATTATTCAGATGTTACGGACAACTTGCTATGTATGTAATAGGTCATATTATGAATTATGACTTAGGAATGATAACCAAAGATGAAGCCTTAAAAAAAATACAACACCTTAAGGATTTTGAATTTGCTCCTAAAAACCTATCTATAGTAACTCGTAAGATAGTGATTCAAGTAGAAGAAGCCTTTGGATTCGTCTTTTTAAAAAGAATTATAAGACTATGTAAAAAAGAGTACAAGGGCAAAAAAATTAAATGGACAATAAAAAGTAATGTACCCCTATGAAACAAGAAGAAAGCACCCTACAAACCTCCTGTGTAAAATGGTTTAGGCTCCAGTATCCTAACCTCGTAATATACGCCGTTCCTAATGGTGGTAGTCGTAATGTACGTGAAGCGCAACGGCTAAAATCTGAGGGAGTTCTTGCAGGAGTAGCTGACTTGGTAGTGCTACTTCCTCAGGGTAAGAGCCTTTACATTGAAATGAAAGTAAAAGGGAACAAACAAACCCTTAATCAAAAGGAATTCCAACAAAAAGCTGAAGTATTAGGACATAAATATTACGTATGCTATAGCTTTGAGGACTTTGAAAAAGTGGTAAAACAGGAACTAACCAGAAAAAATAACACTAATAATTAAAAAAATAACTATGCTAAAAAAAATAAAAACAGCCATTGAAGATTGTTCTCTTGAACCATTGAATAGCAATACTGCTTATATGAAATTATTTTGCGGATTAGCATATAAACATTCCTTTTCTACACAAAAGGAAATTGCTGATTTCTTAAATATATCCAATTCAAGTGTTGCATATTACCGCAAGGAACATAATAATATGCTAGTCATTACAGAATATCAACAACTCTGCCAAAAGGTAGAGAACAAAATATTATAGATTGTCCTCATTCTTATTTTTGATGTGTTATTTATTGGCACCACTCCTGATTTAGGGGTGGTGTTTTTATTCCTCTTTCTTGTCTTGCTTATCGTCCTCTTTAGGAGTGTATTTTATTTTTTGTTTTTTAGCTTCCTTATGAACAAGCACCTCTATTGTATTAGTGATACTCCTCTGTTCAAGCTCTGCAAGTTTTTTTATTAGGTATATTGTTTCTTCTGAAAACCTAAAACTAATAGCATTTGATTTCATGTTTCTGACTATTTATTTTTTGCAAAGGTACGTATTGTAATTTTAATTACAAAAAAATATTTGTATCAAAACTTTTTTACAGATATATTTTAACAAATAATCGTTTTTTACAACTTTGTAAATCGCTGAAAAGCAATGATATAAAAAATATTTTCATCTCATTGTGTTAAATATTTTGTATTGTAAAACACAATACGTAATTTTGCACTGTCAAAATGAAACAAGAATATTAATCATTAAATAATATAAAGATGAAAGAGTCAATTGAAAAACAAGAAACGCAAATATTCTATGAATGGTGCTATAGTAAGTTTGAAGTGCATACAAAATTAGAACTCAAAGGGCGTGGTATAACTAAATCAGAATACAATAATGATATATACTTTGTAACACCCAAGGCTTTTCAAAAACTTGAAGAAAAATACATTTGCGTTCGTTATGATGTTCATTCATTAAACGATTAATAACACAGACCCAAGCAAGTCTTTAAAATGCTTTCAAATTCAATTTAATAACATTTTAAAAATACGAATATGACAGCAGTAGAATTAAAAGACCTCAAAGCAGGTAACATTTACAAAAGAATAGATGAAAATTACTTTACAGAATATAGTGCCTATGTAGAAGTACTTTCAGAAGGGTTACAAGGTTATTGTAACTATGTTTTCATAATGTACGATGAACAAGGCAAAGTTGATTACTTCAATGTTAATAAGAATTGCCATTTAAAAGATATTCAAACTATTTATGCAAGGTATGAGATTTCTAATGAAAAAGAGTTTAAACAAGCAATAGAAACTATCAAAAATAGTCTAACATTTTAAATAACACGAATATGACAGCAATAGAAAAAGTAAGTAACCTAAGAAATGAATTAAAAGAATTGGGTTATAACAATAGCAAAGTATCTATTAAGTTAGATAGAGGTACTTTTGAAGAATCTATATGGGTGAATGTTAAGTGTGAGACTTCAAGAGAAGAATTTGAAAAAATTAGAAGTATAGCTAAAGCATATGAAGAAGTAGATTATCACAAAGGTGAATTATTAACAGGTGGTAACACATATGTATTTGTTCAATAATTAAAAGCCCTGAGCAAGGCGCAAAAAGGCTCAATTTTCAATCAATAACACTTAAAAATATATCATTATGACAACCATTAATACATTATCAGAAATGAATTTTGATACCACTCTAAAAGTGGCAAAAGTAAGAGGCGGGTATGCTATTGTTAGCGGCTACAATAAGTTAAGCAAAGCCTTTAAAACAGAAGCACTCGCACAAGCTGAACTTGAAAAAAACAGCTCTTTCTATGCTTATTGGGCAAATAGTGCCAGCGCCTCATTTGTCAATGCGTGTAGGGCTGGTCTAACTAAGAAAATATATGTATAACACCTAAACACCTACCAAAATGAAAGATATATTACCTACTTGTTACGATTACAAGAAGTTTCTTGATGAAGCAGTTTTAAAATTCAAAATATCAATAGAAGAGGTTCGAAAAAAATATGGTCTCTACACTTATGGACAATGGCAAGAACTTTTAAAAAATAATTCAAAATGAAAAATACCGACAAAAAGAACGTTTTTACCCTCGCTTGGCAATTCTTCAAGCAAACAGGCTACTCTTTTTCAGATTGTCTCAAAAAAGCGTGGGCAAATATCAAGCTCAAGGCAAAAATGAAAAGCCAAATCGTGCGCTTTTACTTTCTCAAGGTAGATGGCACCATCAGAGAGGCTTGGGGTACAATTTGCCCTGATATAGTACCCTCTACAGAACACACCACAAACCGTAAAACTAATGACACTGTACAGGTGTATTATGACACCGAAAAGCAAGAATATCGCAGCTTTAAAAAATTCAACCTTGTAGCATAAAAAAGACCCTCGCTTTTGAGGGTTTTAAAAATATTTTTCGTATTTTTGCACCTAAACAATAAGACAAACAATAATGACAATCACTATAACACAATTATACCAACTACTAAGTAAAAAGCTCAACCAAGAAACCGCTGAGGCACTTACTACCTATATATCTGAGTATGTAACTGAAAATGTAAAAGAAGAGGTTGATACAAAGGTAAAAACATTAGCCACAAAAGAAGATTTAGCACAAACTAAATTAGACCTTATCAAGTGGCTTGTAAGCCTCTTTGTTACCCTCGCTCTTATGATTATCGGTTTATACCTAAAATAACAAAAGAACAAAAAAAATACAAAAAAAGAACAAATAATAAACAAACAGATATAATAGTCTTTCACTATCTATATCGTACCTTTGCCCTATATATCAATGATATATAAGGTTCTTTGAAAGAATATTGCAACTTAATACAAGGTAATAAATGAAAATACTAACATTACAAATCTTAGGTGGTAACTTTGAAGCTATCTTAAAGGGGGTGCAGAAAATTGAAACACGCAAAATTCAACCTAATACAATAGATAGGTATTTTACCAACCCTAACACTGAAAAAATGAAGGTAATAAAGTATGATGCACTGCGTTTGATGAATGGGCGTACACATCCTATACCAGAACTGACTATACAAGTACTTAAAGAAGAAGTTGTGTTTGAAACAGATGAAAATGGTAATGATATTACTTATATTGACGATCAAACAGGTGAAGAGTGTGTATTGTGTTTTATGGCGTATCATTTAGGTGATATAATAGAAAGTAAAAACACTGACAAATTTTTTGACCCAAACAGACCACCTCTAACAGATAATTTCGTAAAAGAAGAGGATCTTATTTAAAAACCAATAATAAAAAACCTACAGAGGTTGCAAGTAGTTAAAAAAACGCTTGCAACCTTTTTTTATTAATATATTAATGTTTTAAAAACCAGCAAATTATGTTTAAAAGAATTGCAAATCGTATTAGAAACACTTACAACAATGTGAGAACAAGAGTAAGTAATCTCTTCAGAAAGAAGAAGCCGACAAACAAAGATGTAGCAACAGCTAAAGGAGGAAATGGATAACATTATGTCTAAATTCGCACAAACACAAGCAATAATACAGTCTATTCGTACCCAAACGGATACGGCTGTATTATTCTATTCAGCAGGGGGCAAAGACAGCATCGCATTGCTTGATATGCTCGCACCTCGCTTTAAAAAGGTAATATGCTATTTTATGTACCTTGTCAAAGACTTAGAGCATATACAGATATACATAGATTGGGCAATCAAAAAATACCCAAACGTAGAAGTTCGTCAAATTCCACATCTGATGTTAGATGTTATCAAGAAAAACGGCTTTTTCTGTGATGAAGAACCTGATACAAAAGTACGTAAAATAGGTGAGATTGAACAATCTGTAATGCAAGAATGCAACTCACAATATGCCTTTTCAGGAATGAAAGGCGTAGATGGTTTTATGAAACGCATGCGCCTTAAAATGTGGGCGCCTACTTTCACCTCTCCCAAAGGTATGGTATATCCATTAGCATTATGGACAAACAAAGAAGTATTACAGTACATAGCTAATCGTAATCTTATCAAACCAATGGTATATGTAGCTAAATCTGTAAGTCAAGGGGTAGGGTTAGATTATGAGACCTTATCTTTCCTTCAAAAGTACTACCCTAATGACCTAAAAAAGATACTCCAAGAGTTTCCTTATGCTGAAGTAGCCCTACATCAAGAACCTTAAAAAACACAAACCAATGAAAGAGTTTAAGCAATCAGAAACACAAACCATAAACAGATCACAAATACACTTTGCTCCTTACAATCCAAAGAAGCACACAGACGAGCAGGTAAAAGCTATCCTAAAAGACCTTAAAAAGAATGGTTTCTATGGTGGCATTGTTTGGAATAAAGTAACAGGTAATCTTATTGATGGACACAAGCGGGTAATGGCACATGACCTATATCACAAGTATAACGGCACTTCTGAAACTGATTATCCTATCAAAGTGGAAGTTGCCGAGTTTGACCTTAAAACAGAAAAAGCTCGTAATATATGGCACACCAAAAGCCAAACACCCTTAGATGATGACCTGATGCGTGCTTTAGTCCCTGACCTTGATAACTACCAAGAAGCAGGATTAACTGATTTTGATGTTTCTATGTATAGTGTAAGTGTAGATGATTATTCGTCCTATTCCTTTGATGACACTTCCACAACTCAACAATGGTCAAAAAACACAGAAGAAGATGAAGCACTACAAGCCATTGACGAGGCTACCAAAGAGAGTGAGGAAAATCGCAATATTGACCGCTCTGTAAATTTCTATGAGGATACTCCTGAGAACCAAATCGCACGACACAACGAAATACAGAAAGTAAAAGACCGTATCAGTAACACCAATAATCCAGACAAGGACGGAGGTATGTTATCTTATGTGGTGGTCAAGTTTCAAAACCCTAAACACAAAGAGGCTTTTATGATACGTATGGGTTATGATCCTTACGAAAAAATGATTATTGGAGAGGAATTTTCTAATAGTATAGAGCGAATAGACTGAACCTAATGATTTATATAAATTAATATAATGGCAAAGGAAAAAACATATACAGATGAACAATTAAAGAAAGCCCTTATCAAAGCCAATGGACAACCTACCAAAGCGGCTGAGATACTTGGCGTTACATACGTGTCTGTATATAGTCGTATTCGCAAAAATCCTGAACTATTAGAGGTACAAAAGGCACATAGAGCGAGGGTATTTAATGAGGTATCCAATACAATGACCCTTATCGCTATGGCAGGAATTATCAAAGAGCCTATAACAGACGAAGAAGGCACTGTAATACAAGGAAAATTCCGAGAAGTGCCTGTTGATTATCGCACTCGTATGACTGCCATGCAAACAATTCTATCCACTTTCCGTGTTGAAGACGGAGTAATTGACAAACTGGACATCACCACCGCTGGCAGCCCACTATCTCAAGGGATCACTATTGAAGTAATAGACAAGCGAGAACAAGTACGAACCGATGATAATACAGACAACTAACATATATACGAAAGTAGATAATGCAATTAAGCAAGGATATACTACTGTATCAGCTCAAGGTAGTAGCCGTAGTTCCAAAACCTATAATATCCTGATTTGGCTTATTGTCTATTGTTTATCACGTCCTAAGACACGCCTTTCTATTGTCCGTGCTACCTTGCCCGCTCTCAAAGGGTCTGTATTTGTTGATTTCAAGGAGATATTATACAAACTAAATGTATTTGATGAAGATAGTATCAATAAGTCTGAAATGATATACACCTTTGCTAATGGTTCGTGGGTGGAGTTCTTTTCCACAGACAGTGAGCAGAAGCTACGAGGGCGCAAGCGTGATGTATTGTATGTAAATGAAGCCAACGAACTCAAGTTTATCGAGTTCCAACAGTTGAAAATGCGTACTACTCAATTCTCTATTGTGGATTATAACCCCTCCTTCTCTGACGACCATTGGCTTTGCGAGCTGAATAAAGACCCTCGTACCTATCACTTTATATCCACCTATAAGGATAACCCATTCTTAGAGCAAACAATTATTGACGAGATAGAGAGTTTGCAGCACAAAAACCGCTCCTTGTGGCAGGTATATGGGTTAGGACAGCAGGCAATGATTGAAGGGCTTATCTTTGAAAAAGTTACCATTGTGGAGGATATACCTATTTGGGCAAAGAAACGTTACTTAGGTCTTGACTTTGGTTTTACTCACGACCCTACCGCTATCGTGGAGGTGGCTTTTTTGGATAACAAGGTATATATTGATGAAATATGCTATCAAACGCAAATGCTTACCAGCGATATTATCCAAGCCCTTCGGCAGCAACGCTCCTATAAGATTATATCCGAGAGTGCCGACCCTCGATTAGTGAAGGAAATAAAGAATGCAGGCTATAATATCACCGCAGTAACCAAAGGGCAAGGCTCGGTTATGGAAGGGCTTACCAAGATGTTAGAGTATGAAATATGTATCACCCAAAGGAGTGAGAACATCATTAAAGAGTTCAAAAATTACACCTATGCACAGGATAAAAGCGGTGCTTTCCTCAATGTACCTATTGACGCCTTTAACCACGCTATCGATGCTACAAGGTACGTATTCTTAGAAGAAATATTGGGACAAAATCGCAAACCTAAAGACCTAACTGGTATATTTTACTAATGAAAATCAATAATACTGACATACAAAACCTAAATGCTAAACTTGTAGAAGGTTCATTAGCGAGCTTGCTATCCTATCCAGCCTTGAAGTCTTTGAACAAAAATGACTGGGCAGAGGAAAGCGGTACGGAATATGACCTTTCAGCCCCGCAGTTATCAGCTAAGGAAATTACCCTACAACTGTTATTACCTGAAAGTCTATATCCCAATTTGGTAACGCTCCTTTCAGTTCGTGCCTATGCTAATTATACCTTTGACTTTATCAATCTAACCTACCGCTTGCGATTGGTTAGCCTTAGCAAAACCCAAGTCAGTGGAGGTTATGTAACAGCTGATATTCGTCTTTCTGATGATTTTCCCTTACAAGGATATACCTATCAAGCACCAACGCTAACCGCTCATAATGTAGAGACCTATATTGACGGCAAAAACCTAACCCAGTATGGTATAACCCTATTGGAGGGGACACAACAAGAGCTTATCACAGCAGGTAACGCCAAAACACCTTATACGGCTCAAAATAGTACTATGAGTGGTCTTATAGCTACCGATGTGCCTATATACTTTCAGGAACGCACCGCAACGCTCAAATGCTTTATGTATTTACCTATAAATGATTTTCTCAAAGGATATTTTGCCTTGCTCTATGACCTTGTAAGACCAGAAGAACGTACCCTAAGCTATCAAGGGAAATCCTATAAGTGTATCTATAAAGATGGCAAAATTACCGAACTCTATATTGATGATCCTCTTATATGGGTCAAGTTTGATTTACAACTAACAATTATCTAAAGACTATGCAACTCTATTTTAACAGCACACATATAGATATTCTCCCTACAGATGAGAGTTACCGATACCGCTCCATTATGGGGGAACATACCCTTACTTTATACTTTGCATTACCTTCTTATACAGATATTCCTACTGGTGCGTGGTGTGAGTTTGCTAATGAGCGTTACACTCTCAATCAGCCCGCAAAAATCGTAAAACATAACACACGACACTTTGAATATACCTTAACAATGGACAGCGAGGGTGTAAATCTCAAGAATTATAAATTTCGCAATCCCAATGATAAGACCCTTAAATTTCCTTTCACTGCTTCCCCTCGCTATCATATTCAGATATTAGTAGATTGCCTCAATATGATAGATAGTGGTTGGCAAGTAGGTAATTGTATAGAAGCCTCTGAAAAACTCGTTTCTTACAACCATAACAATTGCCTTGAAGCATTGGAAATGATAGCAAAAGCCTTTGAAACTGAATACGAAATCATAGGCAAAACTATTCATTTGCATAAAGTAGAGTATTTTAAGGACAATCCCCTACCCCTACAATACGGCAAGGGAAAAGGCTTTAAGACTGGAGTAAGTCGTACCACAGAACAAAGTCGTATTACTCGCCTCTATGTACAAGGAGGAGAACGGA